GTAGGTTCTGTGGCATTAAAAACTATAAGCAGTATAAATTACAAAAACCAAGCAGATGTATTAAGGTCTGGTGGTCAACCAGTTTACAGTGCTGATGGTGCATATCGGGGAGTTGTTGGCACAAGCAAATCTGGTTTATCTACATATTCAGGTGATCCTGATTTTAGTCCAATAGGAAGATCTGATGGAGTTACCAGAACATCAAGTGGCTCTTACCAAACAACTCAAATGCAAAATGATAGTTCTGAAAATTCTCCTCCAGCAGAAACTGTTGTTTCCCCTAGCCCAAGGGATGTTACAACCCGAACACCTTCTCCTACTTTATCGACAGCATCAAGACGTGCTTTGATATCAGGAACTGGTGGTGGTGCTGCTAGAAGAAATCTTCTATGAAACTTGATTACAAGCCCCCAGGGGCTGTTGCCAAAGCTTTTATGAAAGATGGGTCTTTTGTCAGAGGTATAAGAGGCCCAGTTGGTAGTGGTAAATCAGTTGCTTGTTGCATGGAAATAATGCGAAAAGCCGTAAACCAAAAGCCAAATCAGCAGAACATAAGAAAGAGTCGTTGGGCAGTTATAAGAAACACAAATCCTCAGTTAAAGACCACAACCATTAAGACATGGAGGGATTGGTTTGATGATGATCTAGGTAGATTTGTTTGGTCACCTCCTTATACACATAATATTTGTTTTGCTTTGGGTGATAAGACAACTGTTGAGTTAGAAGTTATATTTTTAGCTTTAGATAAAACTGAAGACGTAAAGAAGCTGCTTTCATTAGAGCTAACTGGTGTTTGGGTTAATGAAGCAAGGGAAATTAATAAAAGTATAATAGATGCCTGTACAATGAGGGTTGGCAGATATCCTTCAATGAGAGAAGGTGGGCCAACTTGGTATGGTGTTATTATGGATACAAATGCTCCAAGTGAAGATCATTGGTGGGGTATTGTTGCAGGAGAGGTTCCTGTTCCAGAATATATGTCTCAAGAAGAAAAGTTATTAATGGTAAAACCTGATGATTGGAATTTTTTCTCACAACCATCAGCTATGTTTGAAGACAAAGATGTTCATGGTAACTTGGCAGGATACAAGCCTAATCTTAAATCTGAAAACAGAGATAACCTACAAGAAAGCTATTATGATAAAATTATATTAGGTAAATCACCCAGTTGGGTAAAAGTATATGTATTAAATGAATACCAAGCTTTATTAGATGGTAAACCAGTTTATCCTACATTTAGACGTGATACTCATGTATCTAAAGACCCATTAGAACCTTTAGATCAGAGTGATGTGATTGTTGGCATAGACTTTGGTCGATCCCCTTCTGCTGTCTTTTGCCAACAGTTACATTCTGGTAAATGGATTGTTTTCCATGAAATTATTGGTAAAGATATGGGTGCTGTAAGATTTGCAGATATTTTAAAAAGGGAGATATCCAAGAATCAATGGGATAATTTTACATTTAAATTTATTGGTGACCCAGCAGGGAATCAAATGGCACAGGTATCTGAACATACACCATTCATGATGTTAAGAGCAGCAGGTATATCAGCTTATCCTGCACCTACTAATGATATATCTGTTAGGGTTGAGGCAGTTGAATCTGTTATTAACAGAATGACTGATGGACAACCATCTTTGACAATTAGCCCTACTTGTACTAGTTTGATATCAGGATTTGAAGGTGGGTATCAATATAAACGTATGTATTACATGGGTAATGAGAGATATGAGGAAAAACCTGATAAAAACAGGTTCTCACACTGCCATGATGCACTTCAATATGCCTTTTTAGGTGGTGGTGAGGGTAGAAAAGTGGTTCTTGGGCCAAAAACACCTAACACCCCCACTACTGTTGAGAGGGTAAGTAATCCATTTGCACGTTTAAAAAGACGTAACAGCCGTTTTGGGAGACAAAGAGCTATATGAAATGGATAATATGCTTCTGTGAAAGTAAAAATATAGGTATTTGGAAGTATTTTACCAAACATCGCATTGGCTTTTCTCATGTTTATGCAGTTAATTACGATGTTGAGTTAGATATTTGGCGAAAAATAGAATTTACTACAAGTGGTTTTAATTTAGAGACCTTAAAAGGTGATAAAGCCACCCAATTAGTGCTTGAAATGCACATGAGCAACAAATGTATTGAATTTGACGTAGATCAAAAGCCTATTTATATGCCAAGACTTTTGTATTGCGTAAGTTTTATAAAACATATCTGTAATATTCGTAAATTTTGGATTTTAACACCCTATCAGCTGTATTGTGAATTGCTTAAACGAAAAGGTTCAATCATTTTTGAAGCTAAAGAATTATTGGAGACATCTCATGGGTAGTATGTTTAAAACACCTAAAGTTGCACCTGATCCAGAGTTGCAGGCTAAAAAAAAAGAACAAGAACGTCTTAACAAGATTGAATCAGAAAGACAAGATTTTGAACGATCAGAAAAGATAAGAAAAATTGCTTCTAATAAATTTGGTGCAAAATCATTACAAAGCTCAGAGCTAGAAGACTTTTCTGGATATAGACGTAAAATGATGGGAGGAAATCGTAATGCGTAGTGACACTGGTGGTGACGCAAGTCCTACTCCTTCAGATATGTCAGGAGATAGAGAAGAATACCAAAAGGTAATGAACAGATACAAGAAAGCCAAAGGCAAATGGCAGAATTGGTCTGATATTTGGGAAGAAATATATGACTATGTTTTGCCACATAGAGAAAGCTTTTTTGGTGAGTTTGCAGGACAAAGACGTACAGAAAATATATATGACGAAACGGCAGTAACTGGTCTCCCCCGATTTGCCTCAAGACTTCAGCTTGGCTTTTTTCCTCCAAATGGTCGAGCATTTAAGTTAGCTCCTGGGCCTGAATACCCAGCAGATCAAATCTCTACGCAGTTGCTAAAAGATCTTGATGATATCACGGAAGTTTTGCATGAAGGATTAAGGAATAGTAACTTTAATTCTGAGTTCCATGAAGGTCTTCAAGATTTGGGTATTGGTACCATGAATATGCTAGTTGAATCAGGTCGTTTTGTTGGCGATCTCCATTTTACTGCCGTACCACCTTCTAATGTTGCCTTGTTATCAGGTGCAATGGATCAAGTAACTGATTGGTTCAGATGGAACAATGAGTGTGACATTACAGATGTAAAGCATCGTTATCCATATGCTAAGTATAGTAAAGAAATGGAGCTTGCACAGAAAAGAGATCCTAGAAGAAAAACTAGAATTATTGAAGCTACAATGTATGATAGCGATGACCAGTTCAAAGATGAGTATACATACTATCTAATATCCGAAACTGATAAGCATATAATGTACAAGAAAAAACTTATTGGTCGTGGTTCATTGCCTTGGCTTACAACACGTTGGTCAAAGTCTGGTATGGAAGTTTGGGGTAGAGGGCCAATATTACAAGCTATGCCTGCAATCAAAACATTAAATCTAACTGTTCAGCTTATATTAGAAAATGCTGAAATGGCTATAGGTGGTGCTTATGTTTATGATGATGATGGTGTATTTAACCCTGATAACATTACTATACAGCCTGGAACTTTTATTCCTAGAAGCCCTGGGAGTTCTCTTGAGTCTTTACAAAGTCCTGCAAGGTTTGATGTTGGCCAACTAATATTAGAGGATATGCGAAGAAATGTCAGGAAGGCTTTATTTATTGATGAACTTGATTCAAGACCAAATGCAAAAACACCACTATCAGCAACAGAAGTATCAGAAAGGCTTGCTGACGTGGCAAGAGATATGGGAGCAGTCGCAGGAAGGATGCAGAAAGAGTTCTTACATCCATTGGTTGAAAGGATTGTTGCTATCTATCAAGAGCAAGGTGTCCTTGATATTCCAAAGGTTGATGGTAGGGAAATAAGAATAGTACCAGTATCTCCATTATTAAGGGCACAAGACCAACAAGATGTAGCTGATTTTGTTAGATTTCAGCAAACAGTTGCAGGAACATTTGGCCCAGAGATAACACCAGCATTGTATAATCAAGAAAAAGTAATTAAATATTTAGCATCAAAGTTTGGTGTTAAAGAAGAGCTTCTTGCTAATAGACAGGAAGTTCAAGGGAACATTGACATGGCTATGCAGTTAATGCAACAACAAGGAATGGGTCAATGACAAAGGAGAAGATTAATGCATCGGTTGATGGTAGATCGTATACTGCTGAAGTTGAAAATGATCTTAATAATAAAGCCTATGCTTTATTTGGCTCAGGTATTGGAAAGCAATTCTTACAGTATTTGGAAAACATTACAACGAATAACATTCATGGCCCAGGAGTGGCAATCGAAAACCTTGCACACTTTGAAGGACAAAGATGGTTAGTAGCATTGATAAAACATAGGACTGAAATGGGAAGGAAAAATGGCGACACCAACTAATCCTAAACTCTATGCAAGAGCAAAAGCTATTGTAAAGAAAAGAGTAAGTAAATGGCCATCAGCTTATGCTTCTGGGCAGTTAGTTATTCAGTATAAAAAAATGGGTGGTGGTTATAAAGGATGAGTTTAACCAAGTGGTTTAACGAAAAATGGGTAGATATATCTACCAAAAAAGATGGGAAGCACCCTCCTTGTGGAAGAAAGATGGGTGATGGAAGATCTTATCCTAAATGTGTACCTTCAGCAAAAGCTAACAGAATGAGTGTTCAAGATAAAAGAAAAGCTACTGCTAGAAAAAGATCTACTAATCCTAGTGGTGGTGGCAAGAAACCAACTTATGCAAGGACATAGATAATGGCAAAAACACCTGCATGGCAAAGGAAAGAAGGAAAGAATCCTAGTGGTGGATTAAATGCAAAAGGCAGAGCTAGCCTTAGAAGGCAAGGTAAAAATATAAAAAGACCAGTATCTGCAAAAGAAGCTAAAAAGAGTCCAAAAGCAGCTGCTAGAAGAAGAAGTTTTTGTAAACGTATGATGGGTATGAAGAAAAAGCTGACAAGTAAAAAAACAGCAAATGATCCAAATAGCCGTATAAATAAAGCATTAAGAAAGTGGGACTGTTAACAAGGGAGAAAATATGTCTAACGAACAAGAAACTACAGAAAACGTAGAAAACACAACAACAGAAGTTGAAAGCACTATTGCTAACGACACTGGAGAGCAAAATCAAGTTGAGCAAGCAGACCAAGTTGCTAGACCTGATTGGTTACCTGAGAAGTTTGAAACACCAGAGCAACTCAAAACATCTTATGAAAATTTAGAAAGAAAGTTTCATACAAGACGTGATGAGATAAAGGCAGAGTTAGTTAATGAACTTAATGAAGAGGCATCAAAAGAGGTGCCTGTAAGTCCTGGGGATTATCAAATAGATCTACAAGACGAAGATGGTAATAAGCTTGAGATTGATGAAAACAATCATATGCTTGGTTGGTTTAGAGAAAAAGCTCACAACATGGCACTCAGCCAAGATGAGTTTAATGACTTTGTTGGTGAGTATATGGCTATGGAACAAGTATCAGGGCCAGACTGGAATGAAGAAAGCCAAGCTTTAGGTGAGCATGCAGATAGAAGGCTTGAAAGAGTTGATGCTTGGGCAAGTTCTGTATTGAGTGAAGCTGATTACAATACATTTGCTGATATTCCTGCTTCTGCTGGTATGGTTAAGTTTTTTGAATCTATAATGGAGCTTAATGGTCAGCCTAAATTTAACATGACATCGACAACAGAGTTTCAAGAAACTGTTACTAGAGAAGACTTAATGGCTGCTCAAAGAGATCCTAAATACTGGCAAAATGGTGGAGATCCTGCACATATAGCCAAAGTAAGAGCTATGGCAGAACAGCTTGCAAGGAAACGTGCATGAGAACTGTAAAGAAACCTAAAACAATGGGTGTGACAAAAGTTGCACAAAAAGATGCAGGTTTTTTTAAGTACATAAAAAGCAATAAAGGCTTAACAGAAAAAGAAATTATGACACTTCCTAAAGACACAATAAGTCTTTTTTGGAAGCAATACACAAAACAAGAAAAACAAGACAATATTCCATTTTAGTAATGTGAATTAACAAAGTTTCTATTTTCTGAAAGATTGAAATTACTAGAAGGCTCGTAGAATTACTTAGAGGCCCAACTTGGAATAACCTTAATGTAGTAGTGAAGCGAATAACCAGAATAGTATAATTTTAACCTTTAATGGAGGCTTTAATGGCTTTAACTACCATAAGCACTTCCTTTATTGAGGAGTTTGAATCTGGAGTACACGTTGCCTATCAACGTATGGGTTCTAAACTCAGGAATACTGTTCGTACTAGAAATGGTGTTAAGAACAAAACAACATTCCAAAAAATCGGTAAAGGTTTTGCTACTACAAAAGCAAGGCATGGTAACATTGCACCCATGAACCTTGCACATACTAACGTAAGTGTAACAGTGGAAGATTATTTTGCTGGTGAATGGGTCGATGATCTAGATCAGTTAAGAATCAACCATGACGAAATGCAAGTTGCTCAACAGTCTGGTGCTTATGCACTTGGTAGAAAAACAGATGATCTAATTTTAGAGCAGATGACTACTACCACATCAGCACATGATGAGACAACCAACGGCATAACTTTAGCATGGGCTTTAGAGCTTATGGAAAAGTTTGGAAACAATGAAGTTCCTGATGATGGTCAGAGATACTGCGTTGTAGGTTGGGAGCAATGGTCACAGCTAATGGCAATCGATCAATTCTCAAGAGCAGAATATGTTGGTGAGAATGATCTTCCTTTTCCAATGGGTGTAACAGCCAAAAGATGGTTAGGTTTCATGTGGTTTGCACATGGTGGTCTACAGGGAAGAAATGGATCAGGAGCCGCTGGTACAACACACAAAGAGTGTTTTGCTTACCATAGAGATGCCGTTGCACATGCAATCGGTACAGATATAACTTCAAATATGCAATATCACAACGATAAGGACAGCTACTTTGTATTAAACAAAATGCAACAGAACGCAGTCTTAATTGATGCTGAAGGTGTATTTGAGCTAGAACTAAAGAACTAGGAGGGAAACATGGCTTTCGTACAATCAGATTTAAGTTTAGTTTCCTATTCAGGTAATGGTTTTCATATCTGGCACTACACATCAACAGATGCATCTACAGTAATCGATGGAGCAGGTTATTTTAATGACATGGCTAATGAGATGAATGTAGGTGACGTTATATTTGCTAACACAGCAACAGGAGGTACACCTGTGTACGGAATGTTTGTTGTCAATGCTAATGATGGCACAACAGTCGATGTGGCCAATATAGTATCACTATCTGGAACAGATTCTGACTAATGGCTAAGAAACCAACAACAACAAAGAAGGAGGTAGCTGTAAAGGCTACTTCCTCTTCTAGTTCCAAAAAAATAACATTTGGGTCAAAAGTAACACTTGGGAGCAGAGTAAATGCCAAAAGCTAAAGATGGAACAGAATTTCCATATACAAAAGAAGGTCTTGCACAGCTTGCAGCTTATAACAAAAGGTTAGATAGAAAAAATAAGAAAATGGGTAGCAAAGATACTACTTCTAAAGACAAAACAGAAAGTCCTTATAACAAAGTACGTTCTGATAATGTTCCAAGTACATAGAGGTAGTCATGGAAAGAGGTTTATCTAACAATCCTAGAATAAGAAAAAAAGTTATCAATCGCATGATGAATACTAGGTCTTATATGAGTGCTTTGGCAGAAAAAGAATCTGTTATCAGGGCAAGGCCTTATTCTTATCAAAGTAATACGCTTGATAAAGCAAAATATAATCAGTTTGAAAAATCTGCAAAAACTGGTGTGCCACAATCTAATAGTAAATTAAATAAAGATTTTGCAAGGTATGGTGCAAGATTTAATAGATTGCAAGGTGCTATTGAAAAAGATCTAGATGCAAGAAAAGCAAAAAAAGTTAAAACTATGGCTAACATAATGAAAGGAATTAAAAATATCAGTGTTGTTGGTTTAGTTTCTAATATTATGCAACCTAAGAAAGTCGGTGACGCAACATTAGATAAAGGTAAATATAGGATAGTTAAGTAATGCCAAATACAGCCAAGACCGATATTGAGGTAGCACAAAGAGCAATGGTCTTAGTTGGCATGGAGCCTTTATCCTCTTTTACAGAAGCTACTGATGAAGCTTTAGTAATGAACACTAGCTATGAAGACATAGTTGAAGACTGTTTAGCACAGAATAACTGGAACTTTGCTACTGGTCAGATACAGTTATCCAGACTAGCTGATGCACCAGTAGATCGTTGGGATGCTGCTTATGCAATGCCAACTGAGCCTGCTGTTATTCAAGTGCAGACAGTAACAATCGAAGATGCTGTTCAGCAATATGATATCTATGAAAGATATATTTATCTAAATGCTAATGAGAATGACAGAGTTGTTCTTAACTATATCTTTAGAGTAGATACTCAGTATTGGCCACCTGCTTTTACCTTATGGGTTATATATCGCCTTGCATCAATTTTGGCTTTATCTGTTACAAGGAAAGCAGATATTGCACGTTCATACAGTCAACTTGCCGATGTTCAATTTAGAAGAGCCAAAGCCAGAGATGCACAACAAGTTACAACTCAACAAGTCGCATTGAGTAGGTTTCACAGAATTAGATTAGGTTCTGGAATCTTTACAAAAATTGAAGGGACTACAGGAACTTAAATGAATGGCACTTCTAAGGCAATTTACGACTAATTTTTCATCAGGGGAGTTATCCCCTCTTTTATCATCTAGAGTTGATGCTGAAGCCTATCGTAATGGAGCATACAGGCTCCGTAACGTAAGGTTAAAGGCTCAAGGTGGTTGCACTAGAAGACCTGGACTTAGATACCTTCAGACCCTTGCAAATGAGACTTATCAAACAGAAGCTTATGTTTACGATGAAGATGAAGCTTATATATTATTATTTAGTGACACAAAATTAAGGGTTGTAGATATATCAAGCCCTACAACAATACTGCAAACAATAACAAGTTGCCCTTGGACATCTTCACAAATAGGTTCATTGGTTGTTGCTCAAAGTGGTGACACAATGTTTGTTACTCATCCAGACATCCCAATGCAACAAATACAAAGAACAAGTGCTACTAACTTCACAAGAACTGCTTTTGCATTTGATGCTTCTGGTGGCAAAACATTTCAACCATATTATAAATTTGCATCAGGTAGTGTTACCATTACTCCTGGGCAAACTCATGGCTCCACAACATTAACTGCAAGTGCTAATGCTTTTTCATCCAGTTATGTAGGTACATATTTAAGACTAGTAGATGACCAAGGTGATGTTTTTCATGCAGAAATCACTGCTTACACAAGTGCCACTGTGGTAACGGCTACTATATCTGGAACTATGAATAATACTAATGCTATTACAGATTGGCAAGAGCAAGTATTTAGTTCTATTAGAGGCTATGCAAGAGCCGTAACATTGCATGACCAAAGATTAATATTTGGTGGTAGCCGTGACCTGCCTAACTTTTTATTTATGTCAAAAATTGGTGAGTTCACAAACTTTGATGTTGGAACAGGAAATGACGATGAATCAATACAAATACAAATTGCAGAAGCTCAAGTATCTGAAATCAAGGCCTTGCAGTCATTTCGATTTCTTACAATCTTTACGTCTGAGCAGGAACTCTATGTGCCAACAAGTGAGAACAAACCTCTTACACCCTCGACCATTACAGTTAAAAAGCAAACAAGCTATGGCTCAGGAGCTGTTCAACCTCAAGAATTTGATGGTGCTATAGTTTTTTTAACTAAGTCAAAAGGTGCTATTCGTGAATTTATATTTTCAGATATATCACAAGCTTACAACTCAGACTCAATTACGTTATTATCAGAACATCTGATTGGAACACCCACTGCCATTGAAGCACAACGTGAATCCTCAGATCAGATGGAGGGATATCTTTACCTTCTCAACTCAGATGGTCACATGCCAGTATTCATGTCTATAAGAAAAGAAAAAGTCCAGGGATGGGTAAGGTATGATACTAATGGTGACTTTAAGAATATGGTCAATGTTAATAGGCAGATTTACACTGTTGTTGAGAGAACTATTGACTCATCTACAGTTAAGTCTTTAGAGCTTTTTCAAAATGATTATTATCTAGATATGTCATCACAACAAACTGGCAGTGCCACAGCCACTTGGACAGTTGCACATTTACCTAATACAGAAGTGCAAGTAAGGTCTGGTAATTATTCGTTAGGAACATTTACCACAGATGGTAGTGGTGTTGTAACACTTGGGCAAGAGGTAACATCTGTTGAAATAGGTTTAGCTTACACACCTGAGATAACAACATTGCCTCCTGAGATGCAATTACCAGATGGTGTGAGTGTTGGTCAAAAAAGAAGGGTTGTCAGAGCCGTTCTTGATTTGGTAACAACACTTAATGTGAAAGCAGGAGGCACAAGAATTTTGCTAAGATCAGTTACAGATGATTTTTCTCAAGAGCCTACTGCTCTTACACAAAGAAAAGAAGTTTATTTGTTAGGTTGGTCAAGGGAAGGAAGAGTAACAGTTACACAAGAGGAACCATTGCCAATGACACTCAATGGCATATTACTAGAGGTAGAAGTCTAATGGGAGCTGCTGGATACGGATTAAGTGCAGTTATGTCACTAGCTGCTGCAAGACAAGCACAAAAAGCATATGCTAATGATGCACAGGCTGCTTATGAACAAGCTGAAATGGCAAAGATACAAGCTGACCAAGAAGCTATAAATAGAACGGCACAACTAAATGCTCAACTAGCAAGTATATCTGCCAGTGCTGGCAGTGGTGGGGTAGCTGTCGGAACAAGTGGCAGTATTCAAAATATAAGAAGAAGAGAAACACAGTTAGCCAAAGGTGACGTTTCAGCTATTAAGCTTATGGGCTTTCAGAATAGACGTAAGTTTCAGCTACAGGGTAAAGCAAGTAAAACCAAAGGGAAAGCTGCTTTACTTACTGGATTGGGCAATGCAGCACAATCAGGTACAAAAGCATATGAGGCTAGTAAATAATGGCTATCAAAAGAACTATTAAAAGACAAAATTTAGTTAGCCCAGTTGCTATGGATTATAGTAGTGGTGGTTTGGCAATGGCACAAGCTAGCCAAAACATAGCTAATACAATATCTAATGTTACCAAGTTTGTAGATGACAATCAGTTTCAACAAGCAGTTCTTGATGCTGAAATTGCAGGAAGACAACTTGGCACACAGACAATAAAAGACAAAGAAGGTAATACAATACCAAAGCCATTAGATCAGATGTCTCTTAATAGCTTTACTGCTGATATCTATAACAAAGCCAATCTAAGAAAAGCACAACAATATTTTAAGAAAGAAGCTATTAATAGCTATGGCTTGGCTTTGCAAAATCACGCACAAGATGTAGCCAATCAATCTTTCCAAGAAAATCAAGGCAGGGTTGATGAAAATGGTAACCTATTAGTTAAATCTGCTGGGGAACAATATATTGATGGAATAAAAAGAAATATTGCACCAGAAGTTTTTAATGTCATAAGCCCAACATTAAGCAATGTATGGGGCAAGGCAACCAGACAAGCATCTGCACAAAGAATAAAAGATGTAAAAAATACTATATTATTTGAAGCACAAAAAGGCTTAAATAATATTTTAGTTCAAGAAATAAACAATATTTCTAATGGTGCAGATGATGAGAATATTGAGTTTGTTGAAAGACGAAAAGAAGAGTTATTTGAGCTTATAGATAGTAATGCCCCAAGCAAATTGGATGCTGAAAAAGCCAAGATTGCATATGGTCAAGAATTACAAACTGGTGTTGCTGTAAATGCTATAGATTTGGCAATAGAGTCTGGTGCATCAATACCAGAGCTTTTACAAATGGCTATAGATACCCGTATCAACTTTGCTAACGACCCTAATATTGATGGCGACAAAGTTGAAACAGCAATGAAAGCAAAGATTGCTATTTATGAAAAACTAGAAACTGATATTCGTCAAAAATCTATTAGAGAATCTACAACTAAACTGGCAACATTACAGTTAAATCTAATTAATAATACTTTAGTAAGTGAAACTGATATTCAATCACTAAGGCTTGAAGATCAGGTTAGGTTTTATAAATTTAAAAATGCATTTACAAAAACTGTAGATGACAATGTTGCAAAAAATCTAAACACAAATATTGCTGATATTGTTAATAGAGTGAAACAAGGCTACATAGCTCCAGCATCACCAACACAAGTTGATTTTGCTGAAGAAAGTTCTGATTTGCTAAAGAACAGAGCTAAAATAAATATTATAAATGATTTGGTTGGCCAGCTTGGTCACAAGGATATAAGTAATGCTAACAAAAATAGCATATATGGATTAGTTAATGATGTTCAAAAAGAAACATTAAAAATATCTAATGATGGTTTTAAAGCCATGATGGAAAGAATGTTTAATGGTAGTGAGTCTATTCCAATG